CACAGTAGGACTTCAGGTACCTGCCTTTCCGGCGGTCTACCCTGGACTCTGTCCTCACCGTGGAGCCCCCCCTAACAGTGAAGTACAATGTACTCGCACCGTCCTGGGTTACATAGGGCTCATGAGGATTGTTGGACGAATCCAGCCCACACAATGTGGGCAAGTAAACCTTGTTCTGCGTACTAACACGCCGCCACTTGCCCTTACTTACAGGCTCAATGACGACGCGCTCGCTAGACTCCACACCGCCAAATCCGACCGCCACCAACGAGTTTTTATGTCGTGGGAGTGGTCCGTATTTCGTCAGTATGGGGTCATGCGTGAGGATCTCCAACACCTTTCGGTAGGTGAGTTCCTCAAGACGCACAGGTGGGGACACGTACGACACACACCACTTTTCCCCGTCCCATTCTTGGGCGGAAGTGGCATAGTCGTGTCGTGCCAACCACAGGCGTACTTCGTCGGGAACTTGACGAGTCTCCTTGTCATGGAAGCTCAGAAAAGCAAAGGTCCGCATTTGCAGGTCCTGGTCATAGCCCAAGGGTTCGATTTCTCGCCCGAGTGCTACCAGGGCCGGCTCAAGCAGACCCATCCCGATGTCGCGAAGTCCGGAATCTTCCGGAAAGTCCGGTGGCACGATTTTTATCCGCGCCACGGAACACAGCATAGCAGTTACTTCTGTGAAGAACGAGCTCGTAACCACGAATCGGGGCCCGAAGTGGTTTATCCACTTCTTAAAAACCCCATTCGCCACGGTATAGAGCCACGCCTCCCGCCTGTAACTGTTTATGCCATGTGTTGGACGTATAACGCAGTAGGGTCTAATATCAACCCCATAGTATGCGTCATACCCACAGCTCTCTCGGAACGGGCTACTTGGTTCCACGTGCGATTTACTCGCATTAACAACGTGGCCCAAGCATTGGAGGATGGAAATAAACTCCTCCACATTCTCAGTTGGCAATATGCAGTCATCACCATACACACTTATGCCATCAGATCTCTCGCATGTAAGCGGGAGAATGGCATAGGGGTTGGTATGCTGCTGATTTACTGCCTCAGAGATGGCCCAGAAGAGCAGTGTCTCCAAGGGGAAGCAATACGCGTTCCCCATAAGCGCATAACTATAGATCGGCACGTATTTTCCGTCAATCATGACGACGTCCGACCTGCATGTTTCAAACGCTCTCAACCAAGAAGGAGATTCACCCAACAGCATCCGAACTGCGGAGCAAACCCAGTTGTTACTTGCATCTTTGAGATCAATGGTTGCGCCCTTTCCCGTGAGGGAGAGCTCCGCCACCATCCATCGATGCACTTCTTGCAAGATGGAGATATCCAAGCCAACAGTGCACAAGCACTCAGTCAGGAGTTGCTTTATCCCCTGCTGAAGAAAACCATCAATTACAGGCGGCGGCGCAATGCCTCGCCCAATGGTGGCTGTCTTGTTGACGACCTGAAAATTATCCCCGGGAACTTCAAGGTAACAACAGTCAGTGGGGGGTTGTCCCTCATTGGCCCCAATGAGTGCTTGGCGCAACAAAGCGTCTTTTTGCACCATTACCTTGAATACTTCTATGGCTGCTTTAGTCCCTGTGAGGGGATATTTCAGCTTACGCTCGGCCGATGTATCGGCGTAACTCACCCCGACGTTAGTACCGTTGCCAAACGAACAGCGGTCCGACCACAAATTAAAGGGAAACTCACCGAGTACCCCTGCAATAAGTTTTCGGGCACGCAAAATTATTCGTCGTGCAGCGGGCTGACCGCCAAGGTGATCTGGGTATTCGTGAAAACCAGATGGATGTTCACGCGCACTGTCCGTGCGTCTAGGATAGAAATACTCAGTCCCGACAAGGTCAACCAAATGACAGCGTTTCTGGCAAGCCAGAAAGCTCTGTATGGTAGCCTGTCGGATTGCCGCCTCCGAGGTGGAGGCGGGTACGAACTTCTTGGTGAAGTCATCAAGTTGTCTCCGAGCGTACATAGCCTTAACCGGATGCAATTCAGTATACGAAGTAGTACTGGCTGCATAAGGAGTAAGGTCCCGGGAGATAGCGATGTGCAGTCTCTCGACTACCGCATCGATATCGTGTTGCGTGAAAGAGGCCGTTGTCGAGTGATTCGACAACGGGGCCAACTTAACATCACGACGCGAGCTGTTCTTATAGGCGCTGTTGCGCCCAACTCCACTGCGGTGAACTGCAGCGGAGCTGTTACTAGCACTACGCCGCGCGTCTTCAAACGCGCACTCGAGCGGCAGTACCGGCCCACGGAGGGCGGGTTTGCCGTTATTCGTTTTGTAAGTGTTAGTGGTGGTCATTGTAATAACCCGTTAGTTGACGGCGTTATTGTAGAGCAGCTTTGTAAAGGCTGCACTACCGACAAATTGCACAAATTCCCATTGAAGGGCCTGGATTTGCGCCTCAGTGAGGATGGCTTCATTTACGAAAGCCGTCACATTGAAGGTGCTTTGCCATTTTGTGCCACTGACGTCAGTGACCGGCTTATAAGACAGCTTCTTGGCCCCGAGACTGTAGGTAGGAACTCCTGCCTGCAGAGTCACAGTCGTGGGTGTAGCCTGCACAGTCAATGTGTCACGGTTAACCCCGCCTGTGTCCTCGGTTCCAACGAACGTCGTTTTGTCCGACGCGTAATTGCGGAATACCTCGAGGGTCCGTGTGGACCCTGCGGTGGGCGTTACTGCAAGCGCCGTTGGCGTCTTTTTGATTGTTGTACTAGCGTACATGATTGTACTCCTGGTTTATGGTCTGGTAAACAGCTGATAGTAGGTCAAAGGACTCCTACCCCAGCTGGCCTTTTTCAACTTGTCAGTTGGATTCTTCATTCCAGGCATCGGAAGGATCTTGATGCGATGGTCGTTGAATCCGCCCAAGTTGATTTCTGGCAGGCGGTCGCGCGTGATGCTCAACTTCTGCACAGTGAGGGCCGCCATATCGGCGATATTCCTCATGTCGGTAAGAGCCCGTGTAACTTGTTCACTGGGAAGACAGTCGTAAAGATCTGGCGCCCAGGGGTTTCTGTTCACGGATTCCTGCGTAGACTCGTACACATCGCCGTCAACCGTTACGCTCCAGGTAGAACCCGGTGCGCACGTGTAGGCGGTTGCCTGAAAAGACCGAACTTCGTTCCAATAGACGCTTGTCCAAGCGCTAAGGATTGTAAGCTCGGGGTCCAGGTAATTCTCCGTGGCGCGAATTGCGTCACCGATGTTTACGAACCTGTCCAAGAGCCAGGACAACCGAAGCACGTTATACGCTGTTGGCAGCATGTCTTTGGGGGTAAACCCCAGCTGCCAGCCAAGCGAATCGCGACGCTCCGGGTACTTCATGGAGTACAAAATCCCAGCCCTCGTCTCTGTGACAATAGTATGGCGAACATGGAAGCTCACCCGGTCACTATAGAAGGAACTAATGACCACGGTGTCAATTTTCCCCTCTGCGTCAACTTTGCCTCGACTCGTCAGTCTCACGACTGGCTTCGCTCGCAAAATGTTCGCACGGAGTGTAACGACATCGTCTATTGCCAACCCGGTCCACACAAGCTGTGCGAGACCGTATTTCACAGAGAGCCATGTGTCCGCGAGGAGTTTTACCCCCTCGAGTGTAACTCGCTGCCCAGTTGGTTTGGTGCGCGTACCGTACTTGCGGAGATGGCGGGCGAGAAGGTTGTCAAGTCGCCTGGCCTTCTTCAAGAGGTCCCTCACGGGACTCTTGATTGTTGCCCAGGTGCTATGAACCTCCGCCATGTCCTCTCCGAGTTGCGTGCGCGACTTATCCATATTACTGAGAGCGCGGATCTTGGCAAGGGCCATGTCTTGTACCACGTTGACACTAGCGTAAGGGAGTGTAATACTCCCCTCGCGTCTAAGGGACTCGGATATAGAACCCGGTCCGACGCGAGTAAACTTACGCCCGTCTCTACACGATCCAAAGTAAGACCATCCTCCACCAGTAATTTTGTTGGTGGAGCGCCAGTAGGCGGTGTTAATTATCTCACCGCTGGCACTCCGGACATCGTAGTCCGGAGTCACGACGCCAATACGACAGGTTTGGTTTCTATCAAGCAAGCTTGGAAAAACCGCAACTGGCGTACCCCTACCAGGAGTATATGTGTCACTCTCGTAGCACGAAAGGTAAGAACCAGGTTCCCCTTCCGTGACTGTAAGAGAGTAACTCCCCACGCGGGGATGCTTGCCCAAATACGGCTTCTTAAGTCTTTCAACTTTTGGAACCGCACTGGGCACGCGCTTCTTACTCATGGTAGTCTGTCTCCGTAAAAAGAGAAACTGCCTCACGGCAGTCGAGCGAGTCCCCCCGACAG